GTTATACCCTACCATAGTTCCATCGGCAATGTTCATATTGATGCTGTCCTTTGCCCAATCATCGGGCGGAAGTTTTGCCGTGGTCTCTTCCATCTGTTCAATGACTTTGGGAACTAATTCCCATATGAGTTTTTCGGTCTCGTCTTTTGTCATATCTTCCTCCATAAAGGGGTTCTTGATACAGCCTTGATAGATGTAACTGCTGCCCATCCAATAGCAACCGTTCCGCCAGTTGCCGTCTCCCTTTGTTCTCCAAAAGGTCGCCCAATCCCGTGCGTAGTATTCGGACTCTACGGTGAGGATCTTGTTCTCGCTTACGATCTCCGCCACCCCTGCAACATGACCTTCCCCGGTCTTGCCGCCTGTCCATACCATTATCCCGCCTAAAGTGGGTTGTTCGGTAATCTCCAACCCTTCCCTTTTAGCAGCGCTGATAACGGCAAAGGGATACCAGGGTGCGTTAAGGTACTTCATCCCCTCTCCACCGATCTCGTTGAACCATCCGTAGATCATAATGCAGTTCGGGAGAGAAGTAAGCGATTTATTCAGCCGGAGAGGATTCCCCTTTGCAGGGTTGTATCCACCGTCATTGGTGTTGATGTAGTATTTGTTCCCCTTTTCGGGCTTACTCGTCCTTGGTCTCATAGGATTCCAGTTCCCGTTTCTCTTCTTCCGTGAGGTTCTTGTACTTGATTGACGAGAACCCCAAGATAGCATCTGCAAAGGCTACAATGAGGAAGATGGTTGCAGAGATGCGTTCGGGGTACGGTACAGGAATGACCCCCTGCCACGCTTCACTAAAGCCAACATAGAGAGCGGCTAAAGCGGGTAAAACCACGCTGAATAGCCATTTCAAAAAATCGTAATGCTTCCCGTTCTTAAAAATCATAATAGTTTCCGTCCTTTCAGTTCTTCTACCTTGTTACGGATATATGAGTTGCCGCCCAACTTTTGATAGTGTTCGTACTCTTCCCAAAAGCGTTGGAGTTCGGTCTCGTCCTTTATCTCCCCTCTCTGCGCTTCTGCAAGGAAGGTTACAAGGTAATTCTTACAGTTCTCGATGTCCACGGAATCAAGCCTCTTTTCAAGCCCGTCCAATCGCTTGTCAAGACCGTCAAAGCGCTTGTCAACACGGTCAAAGTTCTCTTTTAAGGCTGAATTGAGCCATTCCTTGATAGACTTCTTTATGGTGTTTACTCCCGCTATGAGGGCAACCAAGAAGCCTACCGCTATTCCTATCTGTCCAAGTGTAATCTGCTCCATCGTCCCAACACTCCTTTAGGGGTTACTCTTCCGTGGCGGGTGCTTCGTACTTCTCGAAGTTGTAGGATGCACCTTCGTCATCCTTGATTTCGCAGGTCGCCCACGCAAGGTTGGAATCAATGGAACAGTTATACAGGAAGTACCACTTTCTCTGCTTTGCCCATCCCATAGAGTCGTCCCCTTCGGGGCGGGTAACACGGTCAACATAGGTTCCGTCTTTGGTTCTCATAGATTCAACTGTTTTATACATTTGTATTCCTTTCCGCCCGTAGGCTGTTTGCTAAATCGCTAAATTAGCAAATATGTTTGCAAGATTGTTTGCAGTTTTGTTTGCGTATCAACTATATGTCTGAACTGAAGTCTATAAACCCACCGTTTAATATCCCGCAACGGTATAAATTACCGCTTGTGAACGAACCTGCCGCCGCAAGGAACCTAATCGTAGTATGACCAGTTGCAGACCAACTGTATATGGACAACCCAGTTGTGCTAATATTCATTGAGTTCGTGCCAGATACGGCAAGGGAATAGGCGGTAATGGTTGGTTGTTTATACTTCGGATGCATTTTTGTTGAGAAGTATGTTGTAGCATTTCCCTCGGAATATCCCCATCCAAGTGTTACATGGGATTGGGGTGATGGAGCAACACGCTCAAAGTAATACAGACATTTGTCCAGTTCCTCCCCGTAGTCTGGCGGCACATCATTCGCCAAGGTGGAGTATGAGCCGAGTTCCAACTTCACCGCTTGGATTGTCATTGGTGCGTATGCGCGGAAATACACAAGCACAACATGATTTGCATTTTGCCACGCCGCCGCAATATTAACATTTCCAGCACTTGTTCTTATCGTTGTATCAAATAGTCCTGTTTGTGCGCTTGGATATGAAGAAACATTATTAAAGGTGTGTGAGTATACTTGCCCGTTTACTTTGATGCTAAAAGTAAGCGGCTGACCATACGATGTCATAAACAACTTCTCGTCAATATGATGCCGTAATCTCGCATCTCCGCTTCCAGTTAACACGATGCCGTTCCCGCTGTTTGTAACCGTTAATGTCGGTGCGCCGTACAAAAACCATCTATCTGCCACATAGTCGTTATTTGCGGAATTATTTGTGTAGTTCCTTTGATTTACCGTAAAGAACGGGTTATCGAGCAGATTCCTGTTGGATGCTCCAGCGGAGATGTTCGCACGGGCTTGCTCCTGTGCCTCTCCCGCTAATCCTTGGTCGATGTCCCAACGGACTGCCGCTGTGTATGTGCCTGGGATCACGCTCTGTGCGACTTGTGCGTAGTATTTTGCGTTGTTGTGATAGGTCTCGTCCGATGAGGAAACGGGAATTGTGTTTCTCGTTCCTACTGCCCACGCTTCGCTATTGTGGAGTGCTACATCCATCAATGCGGCATCCATCTGTTCGCCGTTAAGGGCGGATATATAATTTGCCATCTATGAACTCCTTATGAAAATAGATCTCTTGACGAGAAGAAAAAGATAGCGCAACCTATCTGTCCAGAATTGCCTTGAGCGCCAGCACCGCCAGCACCACTTTCGCCGTAGAACCCAGACTCTTGTCTGCTTGGATACGAACGCCGCAGATAGCCAGCAACGCCACCGCCACCGCCGCCACTTCCGCCGTTCCCGCCGTTACCGTATTGGTAATACTGCGGGTTCGGGATATTCGACGCGTCTGCTCCAGCGCCGCCATCGCCAGCCCATCCGTTTTGCCCTGTGCCTTTTCTGCCGTCTGTGCCGTTATTGCCGTTTGCACCGTAAGCCGCTCCACCGCCGCCACCACCGCCATAGAAGTAGTAGTCGGAATCCGTAACAGCCGCACCGTGGTCTCCACCTGTCCAAGTAGTGCCATTGTAGGTGACGCTTTGTCCGCTCTGATCTGTGTTGCCGCCGTCTCCACCGTCTATTCCGCTTACTCCGTTCATCGCATAGACATACGGGAGTTTTGACATTGGGTTCCTGTATCCGTCCGTGGGGACTTCACCATCCGCACTTGTATATTCCCCGTATCGAGAACTATAGTTGCCGTTACAGAGCCACACCTTTGTGCTTCCACCAGAGCCTCCCATAACCCCCTCTGTTCCCGCTTCGCCAACAACGCCACCAGAGCCTCTCATTCCGCCTAACACAACAACTCTTGTCGCAGATGTTGGTCTTGGAATGTCAAATATCGCAACTTTCCCGCCAGAGCCACCAACGCCGCCAGAGCCACCTTTACCGGTCTCTACGGATGCTCTGTCCCAAGTGTCTACAGTTGCGCTTGAACCGTTCGTTCCACCCTGTCCGCCGCTCCCGCCGCCGATAACCACGATGCGGATGCTTTTAGCCCAATCCGGGATTCCGCTCCACCAAAATTGGTATCTGTTTGGGTTTTGCGAAAACACTTCCCAAGACACATTTGGATAGCCAGCCCGTCCTTCAACATATGAGTCAAAATCGTTTTCGTATCTCTTTGGGGTGTAGCCCTTAACGATAGAACAATCCGCTTTGAGCTTTCCGCTCAGGGTGACATCCATCGTCTCCACCATCCCTGTTACGGTTTCCCCATCGTAAGGGTCTGCAAAGTTTACCTTCATCCCCGTCTTTACCGCTTGAGACGGTGGTGTTAAATACTCACCCAAGGGGATAGATATGTGTACCCGTTCAGCGCTCTTGTAATAATCAACAAGTCTGTCAGCAACGGTGTAGACATTTAGCGGGGAAACAAGTGTTGCGTCCGTAACGGTCTTCACATTGTCTGCGACAGCATCAACCCCAGTATCCTTTTTGATCGGCTTTGAGATGTGGGTATATTTCTTGCCTGTTAGGACTCCGTTTCCCGTTACATAGCAATAATTCGCTCCGTTATCCCAGCCTAAAGACGATACCGCCGTGCCATTCCATTGGATGTCAAAGCAAGGTTCTCCAAAAGTAACTAACGCCTCGTCCGCCGCAGTTGCGGCACTTGAATTGTCAAACAGCGTTTCGGCTTGAGCGGAACTGCCTTGGTAATATTCGTGTTCTGTGACCTCTACTGCTGTAACAGGGGTGTCGTAATCAATGCTCCCACCAACAAATACATCCTCACTTGCAATAGCCCTGTTGTACTGGTTGTCAAGAAACTGGAATCGAAGCATCCCGTTGTTCGGGTCTTTCACAATCCCAACACCTGTCGCAAACAGGACTTGCTGGAGATTGTCCCGTGCAGACGCTATCGGGAGATAACCAGACAACAGAACATTCGCAAGTGACCCATCAACTACATAGTCTTCAAACCTGCCGTCTGCTCCGACAATATCCTCTATAAGCCCTTTCGCACCAACATTGCGATACACTCCGCCCATATGGGTTCTTTTTGTCCAAAGCCCCACAGCGGAAATCATATTGATTCGCCAAGTGACTTCGGATAAACGGGTAACGCTCGTTAGATAAAACTTCCCGACAAGCACCCCGTTATAGCGGTACAGGACAGGGTCTCCGTAAACATACTGTCTAATGTCGTTCGACATAACGACATACCCTTTGTTGTCAACGGTGGTGTACCAGAGCAAGTCGGTTCCTGTCTCTGGCTGAACCATCACCTTCCCTATTCCCGTGTCCTTTGATACCACTTCAATGGTCATTTCATCGGGGACAAGGGAGTCGAAGGCTAAAGAATTGGCAAGGTTCAGTTTGCCGCTAATGATTGAGTTATCGTCAAAAGTGAAGTTGTCGTAAGAAACTACATTCATCGTTCAACAATGGGGAAAGACAGTTTGACCAATTCCCCGTACTCCTTGTTAATGACATAGGTTTTAGAAATGTTGTTGGAGTAGACCGTGTACTGCTTGGAAGACCCCGTAAAGTAGTCCGTGCGGATGGTAAAAAACTCTGGAAGCAGAAGATTGATTATCATATTCGCCTCGGATTGCTTGAGCGGAATCGTGGTGATTTGGAACTTAATCTTCGTTGCTAACAGGTCTCTGTACATAAGGGCGTGTTCAATAACACGCCCTGCCGTCGGGCCATCAACCGAGTTAAATGTGCCTTCTACCCCTTGATATTTGATGAACGGGGTTATATCCACCCAGCCAAGGGTTGTGCTGTAAATGTCTAAAATCATTTGACCAAACTCCCCCCTGCTAATGTCTTCCCTCTGTCATAGGCTCTTACTATGTCTCTGTCGCCAATCTGGAAGGACGGGACGGGCTTACTCTGTATCGCTTGCACTAATGTCTGTGCTGCCTGTAGGATCACAGAGTTTGTATTGTCCATTACATCCCACATACCTGCGGTGAACTGATCTTGGTTGGTAACTGTGGTTCTCCCGCCTACCTGTCCAACCAACTCTGCCCCTGCTTCGCCAGCCCAGAAGAGACTACCTGTCTTTGGCATCCCGCCGTCTGCGTAGTAAGTTGGCTTGCCCCAATCGAGAAGTCGTGGCGTTTCGGGTTTCACTCCCTTCACACCCTCGATGATGCTATTGAATGTGTTTTTGACTCCTTTTGCGATTCTGTCTATCCATTCAGCAATAGGCTTCCACGCTGCGGTCATTCCTTCAAACAACCCGTCAATAGCCGCCTTGCCAATTTCTTGCATATTCGATGAAACACCTGCGTCTATACCAAATGCTTCGAGCAACCCGCTCCAAAATGGAGTCCAGATATTATCAACGATCCACCCAAAGATTCCGGCAACGGCTTCGGTAATGCCCTTCAAAAACCCAAGGAATGTATTGCCGCCGCACTCATCAGCTTTTTCCTTAAAGTAGTCGCTCACTTTTGTGAACAGTCCAGAAACAATTCCCTTCGCTGCATCCCAAGCCGCACCAAGCGCTGCCCCGAAAAGTTCAAAGAAACTTCTCGCCACAGTCCCAAAATCTATGCCTGTGACAAATTCGTAAACCTTGTCGAAGAATGTTTTTCCAACCGTCACCCAATCAATCGTTTCTATCCAATCGGAGAGAGTGTCAAACAGTCCAACAAAGAAGTATCCGATTTTGTTGACCGCCGCTGCAAAGTCGAAGGTTGTTAAAAATCCAACGCCGAACTCAATCGCTCCGACAAACAAACTTCCAACGGTTGCTCCAAGTTTCTCTGTGCTGATTTCTCCAAGCAAATTGTTGAGTGCGGTTGCTAATTTTTCTCCGATCTGCCCAAAGTCGATGCCTGTAACGAAACCATACGCAAGACCTATTCCCGCCTGGATTTTCTGCCCAAGCCTTTTTCCGAAACTTGCTGCATCGAACCGCTTGACAACATCATTTACTCTTTCCGCAAGCAAAGAGCCGAGTTGTTCCCATTCGGAAGACTCAATTAGGTCTCTAATCTGTTGCATAAGCGGGCTAACATCCGCTTCCTCAAACATCTTGGTGTAATCGAGCGCATCGGAACTGCCACCGCCAGCACTTGACGGAGAATTAAATATGTTCAATTCGTCAAACCCGAACACCTGTTTCTTTAACTCTTTTGCTTTGCCGGAAGCGCCACCCAATGCGTCTGCGTAGTCTGTTGCGTACTTCTTCGCTTTCGTAAATGTGACTTCGCCTTTGAGGGCGTGGAAGAACTGATTGACCGCATTTGCGGCATTAACAAACGCTTCGGCAATGGTATTGACGATTGGTAATAGCGACTCTAAAACGGGCATCAACATAGCGCCCAAAGAGTTCTTGACATACAAGGCGGTCGTTGCAAACCCGTTCATTGTTTGTACGGCGTGTGCGCTATCAAGATTGTTCAGTGCCTGCGAATAGTAATAGAGATTGTTTGTACCTTCTCGGAACGCCTGTCCAACTGCCTTTATTGCGGATCGAATTGCCCTATAAAAAGCAATTCGTTTAATACTGGATGCAAGTTTGCTGAAAGCCCCTGTTGCGCTCTTTGCGTGAGAAGATGCCTGTTTTATGCTCCGTCCCGTATTGGAAACATCCCGCCCAATTTTTCCGAAGTTCACACGCTTTAAGGCGGCGGCGGCTCTGTTTGAAACTGCGACGGTCTTCTCTAATTCGGTATTTAGTTTTTGTATCGCCTTGGTTGCCGGGTTAAGATTCGTTACAACCGATAGCGCTAATTTTTCATTCGCCATTAAAAGCCCTCGCAAAAGCGTTCAGTTGTGCTTCCAACCGTTCCGCTTCTTCTCTGCGATCCTCTTCAATTTCTTCTTTCGTTGGCGGGAATATTCGGAGTGGCTCACTCATATATTCCGCCTTTGAATTTTTGTCTAATGCCTTTGAAACACAGGTCATAAGTGCGTGGTAGAAATATAGCCCTTGCAACCAAAACCCCCGATTCTGATCTTCTTTGCGGAGTTTCTCCGCTTCAAGGTATGCCCTTGTTAGTTCGGGCGAACCGTGCCAATACTCATCGGGGGTCATTCCTATCGACAAACAGACCGCAAATTCTTTGTCAAGGTCTACTCCACCGTCACGAAAGGGGTAACTTCTTCCTCGCTCTCCGTGAACGCTTCAAGTGGTTTTGCGTAAAGAAGCGCAAGTCTCTCTACAAAATCATCGGGGAGAGGTCTGCCAATGCCCTTTAAGAGTTTCTCTGCTTTGATGCGGTCTACTCTCTTGTGGTTCTTCCTAAACGCATACCAGAACAGTTCTTCGACCTTCGATACAGGGAAACGGGCAAGGTCGTCAAGGTCGAACCCGTTCCGCTCTGCGAACTTAATGGATTCCTTGTCGAACTCAAGGGTGTACTTTTCACCGCTCTCCATATCGGTGATAATCATCGGCTTCACTTCAATCATCGTCTCTTCTCCTTCTTTGTTTGAAAAAAGGGGTATGCAAGATACCCCTTATGTTCTTATGCGGTCGGCTTCGCTGCCCAACCCTCAACCTTGCCAGCAACTACATTTGCGTTAGCATTGAGTGCTTCGTTTACGCTTGCTGCGGACAGACCCAGGTTGACAGGTTCGCCCGTAAAGTAGAAAGCGTTGTCAAGGTTCGGATGGGTGATGCAGAACCAAGTGTTCTTATCTGCCGCAATGCCCGTCTCATAAGCGGACACCAGCGTAGTCCAAGCGGTCTGGAAAGCGTTTGTGTTGTTTGCCACAAACGCAATGTTGCCGCCCGTTGTCTTTAACCCAGCCACGAACTGCTCAAATTCAAGTTCTTCGAGCGGTGTGACATCAATGGCACTAACCTCTTCGCCAATTCCGGGAATCTCTTTGATACCGGGAATCTGCGTGAAGGCGCTTGCCGTAGTAGGTCTCGTTCCAGCAGTCGTTTCTACCGCATAAAAAACCTTCATTCCGATAGTAGAATTACCTACTCTTGCCATAGTCTTTTCTCCTTATACACGGTACATTTGGAAGGTTATGTCTTCCCCGTCCGTGACGGGTGCGGAGACAACCGCCGTGTACCTCATAGTGATTCTGTAAATCGTCCTGTCCACATTCGGGGTTTTACCCATAAAGGTTCGTGTGAACAGGTTGTTCAGCATTTCTGCATCTACGGCACTTGCTATTCGCTTTGCCGTGGATTTCATATTGGTGTCGTTTGCGTAGACATTGATCTCGTAAGCCACATTTACGGCGTGGTCTTCAAGGTCTGCATCCTGTGTACCAAGGTGGGTGTAGTTATCGCTCTCCACCACCGTCACAAGCGGAAACTCCGCAGAGGTCTCCACATAGTCGTTTTTCACCTTTAAGGTCGGGTAGGTCTGTTTTAGGGGAGCAAGAGCGGTATTCACTTTTGTGATGATTAAGTTTTCAATATCAATCACGGCTCAATACCTCTTCCGCTATTCTCTTTAGATTTCTCTCAACCTCTTTGGCTGCGTGGTACATTCCCATACGGGGAGTGGTCATTTCATACTTCCTGCCGTTGTAGTACCAATAGCCTTTGTTTGAAAACTGTTGTTTATGCGTTTTGCTCCACGAACCAGGCGTAATGTCTACTGGTGGGTCTATCACAGATGTGTCATAGCCGTTTCCTGCCGCCACACCAGTTCCAAACTCCAAGAAGAAAACATCCTCACCACTCGCCACGATTTTGTATCCGTTTTTTATGGGTTCTATCGTGACGGTCACATCATCGTTCCCGTCTATAAACCCACCTGCGTAGTTGATGGACGCAACCCTCATTCCGATTTCGGCAAGTCGTTTGGCGATTTCAAGCCCCTTTTTGTTCAGGTCTTCCTCAATCTTTTTAAGGCTTTTCTGTGCCGCACGGATGCTATTTGCATCGAAAGGGTCAATAATGATTTCACGCACTCTTGTCCACCCTCGTTGCCCCAATGACCAAACTGTTTAAGGATTTTGCAACCCTCGTCACAACATAGTCATAAGGGGTGTCCTCGGAGTAAGGCACATCCACCCACAGAACAGAGGTCTCGGTTATCGGGCAACTCACATTGTCCGTAACCAAAACCTTGTCGTACCGCTCATTGATCCCGAACGCCTCTAATGCGCTCCTGCCGTTGGATGGGGATATGTTCATCCTCTCCTCAACAGGCGTGGAATAGGTCGGAACTTGTGCCCCTGTATATAGCCCGTACTCGTCTAACTCTACGGTGACCCCTTCGTAGAGGGCATAGTAGAAGGTCTGTTTGTTTCTCGCTAATGCTTTCATACCTTCGCTATCTGGATAACCTCACACAAGAGATCCTCGTCATTCACAGAACCGTAGGTTCTATTGATACCGTTCTCGTTGTGTGCGATCTCTCCTTCTCCCCCTCTCCGCAGGAAATATCTAACCGCTAACTTGACTTGGAGCATTTCATACAGGGGTTCAATCTCCGCTCCATCGGGAATCCCGAACGGATAGCGTCTACGCAATATCGCCGCTTTAGCATCATCAAGGTACACAGCAACCAATGCGTCCGTTGCGTCCGGGTCTGTACCTATCAAGGTCTGTGCCATTGTCAATTTTTCTGCATCGGTCATCTGTGTACCTCTCAATTACTTTTTCTTGGTCTTCTTGACGGGCTTTTTCTCTTCCTCTTCCTTCGGCTCTTCGGGCTTAAACTTGAAGTCTTCCCAAATCCCTACGGAAGTGCTTCCGTCAGCGTTTTTCCAATTCATCTCTGCTCCTTGTACTCCACCAGTTTGGCGGGGTCATCACATCTCAACCGAATGTAAGTGATATGCTCTGGCCGGACATCGGGATGGGCAATGATTCTGTTTCCCATTTCAAGCCATCTTTCACAAAAGGCGAAGTCTTCACCGCTATGCGGGGTCGGAGTAAAGGTTGTCATATATTTCGACCGCACTTTGTAGAGTGCATCTGTCTCAATCAGCACAAACCCGAATCCGCACCCCAGCACTTCAAACGGCTTGTCGGGGAGATCCATTACCCGCTTTCCAAGGTCTTGTGAATCCTTCATCACAAACGCATACGGGCATCTTCTCGCTCTGTAGCAACCTGTTGCAAAGGGCTCTTTTAACTCTCGCAACAGGTCGAACATATCCGGGGTGAATACCATATCGGTATCAAGCCAAAGCATATGAGTGTATGCTTCATTGATTGCGTGGTTCGCTAATTCTTCCCTCGCCATATAGACAAGCGACCCTTCGTGCCATTTGAGGTCATATTCGACCCCTATATCGGAAAGATGCTTGCACAGATTGGCAAGGCTTTCAGCGAACTCATATCTCACCGTGTCGCCACAGGGAATAGCAATCAATAAGCGCATATCATTCTCCTAATTAGGTCGTAGCGTTGGCTTTCTTGTGAACATAGATGCCGTAGGTGTGGTTCGCCAGCACCCAGCAATCGTGGTAGATTCTGTAGTTGATCTTCCACGCATCAGCCTCCTGGTTGACTTCCGGGCTGAACACTCTGGGAATCTGGTGCTTGATGACCTGTAACACGGCAGAGGGATGTACGATCATAAAGTTGATGTCCACACCTGCTGCGGTGTAACCACCAGTAGAGGAAGCATCGGTCGGTGCTGCAAGGGTGCAGACGGTGTTGAATCTGCCGCTCGGTACACGGATCACTCTCAAGGTGTCGTACATCTCAACAGTTCTGTTGATGTCCGTAGCGGAGTTGTCAACATATCTTGTGATGTCGTTCTTGAGATAGCCGTAGATCGTGGGGTTGACGAACAGGATTCTTCCCTCGTAGGGGACTTCCTTATCGTCCATTGCTGCCTGTGCAGCGGTAATGAGGTTGGGAATGTTGTCGCTATCGGTCAGGGTTGCGGTCACGGTCGTACCTGCTGCCGCCGCATATTTAGCGAAGCGATAGCAGTCCACTTCGGGGATAACTGCCTGTTTCTCAAACTGAGACAGGGTGGACGCCATCGCCATTCCAAGGGTCTCGTCGTTGTCCATAGTGTCGATCGTGAAGGAACGACCTCTGTCCTTCTCGATGGTGAAGGTCTCCCAAACTCCATCGGAACTGCCGGGGACGAAACCTGCGTTTCTGCTGTAGTTACCAAGGCCGTCAACATCTACCTTGTAGATTTTGGCGGTCTGTGCGCCGATGAAGTTGACACGCTCGTTGGCGGTGTCAAGCACACTTGTAAGACTCTCTCTTCTGTAGACTTCATCCAGAAGCGGAAGAAATCTGGTAGCGAGAGCGATACTGTTGTTTACAGGGGCTGCCATAGTGGTTGCCATAGTTTTCTCTCCTTACTTCGTAGGAAGCCCCATCCATTTGCGTAAGTCCAAGTCTTCCTTGTTCGGGGATGTGGGCGGTACGCCTACTGACAGGGACGGCTGATTGTTAAGGGCTTCGGTTTTTGCTAACTGTTTCTGTGACTCCAAGAAGTTCTTCTGCTGAACAAAGAAGTCATCGCTGATACCTTCGGGAAGGTTCATCGCCATACTCGTTGCGGTCTGCGCATCGTAGCCGACTTCCATCAGTTTTGCCGTGTAGGTGGAAATTCTCTTTTCCGCCCTTAATGCGGCTAATTCCTGTTTCAAGGCTTCGTCTGCTTCCGCTCTCTCGGCTTCTTTGCGGGTTGCTTCGTCCTGTGTAGCCCTAAATTTGGACTTCCAGGAACTTGCGTCCGCACTTGCGTTGGTTACGGATGCCTTGAGTTTCTCAATCTCTGCGTCCTTCGCCTTTGCGCTCTCTGTAAGAGATGCGATCTGCTTCTGCAAATCCTCTAAAGTAGGGGTCTTGACTTCTTCCTTCACTTCGGTTTTCTTCTCTTCTGCCATATTCAATTTCTCCTGCGCTTTTTTACCGTCACATCTCCGTGACCTTTGGCTTGCGATTGATTAGTGTGGCTTCTCTGCCACAATGTGCGATTTGGTAAGGCAGTTTCTCTACTGCCGTATGAAATGCCTTTCGGCTATTTGCTGAATGTGAGTTGACACCTGCATCCGCAGTTGAGGTCTGCTCTGCTGAATTGTCCTGGGGCTAACGCTTTGTCGTTTTCTGTGTAAAAGTACGCATCTATAGGAACTGTCTGCCCCTCAAGGAAGCGGTGTCCGTCCCGGACTCGGTTATCAAGCATCGTGTGCCAAGTCTTCTTTGTTGCTCCGCCCTTCACCGCCGTGGATAGACCTGCTTCGTTATAGAGCCTTACGGAGTCCGTCTCTGCTACTCTGGCAATGGCTTCTGCGGGTGTTCCCGTGGTTTGCCCCATATCTCCGTTTAGGTACTCTCTAACTCGGTCTCGGAAGGTCTTCCCTTCAATCGGGCGGTCTATGGCTTCCCTTGCGTCCTCTATTGAGGGTTCAGTTTCAATCAAGAGTTCCCTCGCTGCATCTTGGCTCCCTTCGTACCAGGCAAGTAAATAGAGGTCTAAAAGTTCGTCAATGATGTCTTCTTCCTCTTCTGGGGAAATCTCTTCGCTACGGGCTAAATTTCGTGTTCTAAAGCCAACTAAAAACTGGTCTAATTCATCAAAGAACATCGCTCTGGTTGTCCTCTTCAACTACCTCTGTCGTGGGCTGAACGGAAGGAGCATCGGGATCACCCCATCTCAACTTCATATAGCCCTTGGACATTTCGTAGTCGCCAACGGGGTCTGCGGATACTCCCGTCTTCTGCATTGCCAGAATCGGGTGCATACCGCCGCCAACTAAAGCGGTGTAGGCTTGTGCCTTGCTCTGGATGTTGTCAACCTCGGTTCTTGTGAAGTTGAGTGCAAAGTCGTTAAGATTGATGTCTAACAGACCCTTGCCCTTCAAAATCTTGAGAACGATCTTGTCAAACTCTCTGTTGGACTTCTTGAATAGGTCTTCGGTGTTCCTTGCGTTCATAGACGCAAGTTCCCATCCATCTCTCAACTCCACCGCAGTTCCCGTAAATGCAGTTCCACCTGTGGAGTTGTCGGGCATTCCGCAAATCTTTAAGACCTGCTTATAGAGGTCATCCACAAGTACCTGTGTCTGCCCCTGGTCAAGTACGCTTGAGAGTTCCTTTACATCGGCTTTGTTTTCACCGATGGACTTGAGGAACAATGCACCCGCTTCTCTCACCATCTTCGTGGTGATCTCGTTGCCGTCTTCGTCCTGTCCCAACTCGCAGTTGTAGAAAATGAGAAGACTCTGCACGAATTGGTCTACGCTATCCAATCTCCCGCTCTGCAAGTCATTGATTGCATCAAGCAGCGGAGTCGCCGCTTCAAAGGAACTCATACCAACGGAGTTGTACTGGTACTCAATGATGGGTACTTCCCCAATCGGGTTGGCTTCAACACTCTCAACGGAAGTCGCCGTGCAGATGTAGGTTGGATCAGGAGTGACCAATCTTCCCGTTACAGTTCCGTAAAGTTTGTAGACATTCTGTCTGTCCCAAACATCAAGGAATAACTTTTCGTCCTTGACTACGATGTGTACGGCGTAAACAACAGGATTGCCCGGCTTCAAACTCCGAACAACGAATGCAGACCGGGGGTCTAACGAATACACTTCGTAAGGGATGTCGGGATCGTCATTAGAACGGATAAACAAATCTCCCTTGCCTACCGTGTGAAACCAATCAACAACCTCGTTGTCCGCCTGTTGTTTGCCCGAAACATACAGGTACTCGTTTAACTGTTTGACCTTCTCGGTGACTTCTTCATCTTCCTTGCGGGAGATATAAAAGGCTGGCTGCGTAAGGAAGTACCCGTTGTGGAAATCCACCACAACTCCCGCAATGTTCTCGGAGACCTTGTGGTTGATTTCGGGTCTCACTTCCTTCACCTTTGCGTAGATCGGGGTGACACCTCTCCTGTACCAATACAGGTATTCCATCGCCAAAAGGTTGGTGACATGGATGGATAAGGCTTCGTTCACTTCAGCGATAATGCCGTTCGGGTCATTCGCATCAAACCCATCTACCGTGGTGTAAATCGGAAGTCTGCCGAACAGTATCGTTCCTGTATTCAGTTCCTTGTTTTCATCTGCCATAACTCACCTAAAACAAAAAGGGACTACGATTTTCCGTAGTCCCTCTAATGACTTTCAGTAACCCCTCTACTTTGTTACCGCTACTCTGTATATGACTTTCCTCGATTGACGAACCAAGGTTATCCCCTTCGGTTCGTTCTTGATATTCAAATCATCATTTTTGTTTAACCCGTCATTGATTGCGTCAATCAATTCGGGATACTCTCTTATGTCTATCTTCTTCATAACAGGATGAGGGCGGTACTCTATCCGCCGTACCGCAAGCGGTCGCTTAAAGAAAGGAGGCTGATTTACACATAGCATATTATGTAAACAGTTGTCAACCCCTTTGATGTCGCAAATTTTTAGAAGAACCTTTTTGCGACACTAACGCTTGCAACACCCATATTTTCAACATAGTCTGCTAAATCCGCCATTACATCCGGGACATCATCGTGCTTATTCTTACCTGCCATATTGTATTGACATAACATATCCATCGCCGTGCGGTACTCCTTGTCGTAGATACTCTCATCTTTGAACACGCAATGTTCTTTCACCCATCCCGCTCTTGTGATGATCCTTGTGTCTTTATTCGTTTGATTCCACTTGGTTGTGATCTTCGTGATACCGCCCTTCGCCTTGACCTTCTTTTGAACATCCGTAGCGAACAATGTTCCACCTCGGTTGCTCTCAAACCGGGCAAGTTTTACCCCTCTTTCCACAAGGGTCTGTGTAATCCTCTCTTCAATGATGTCGGGATTGCCATTGTCGCAGATGAACTTGTCAATGTAGTATTCATCGCCGTACTTATAAACGATCGGCATAGCGCAGTAGTCCGGGCCTTGTTCCTTTGTGTCGCACACGGCAAATATCACATCGGGTTCTCTGTCGGGAAGTTCGTAGTATCTCTTTAGAGATTCGGGGTCATATAACTGTCCCTCTCTCTCAATCGGCTGACACATATACAAGGCTCTCCAGGATACATCGTCCATAATCTCTCTCTGGTCGTGGAACTGTTTGGTCGTATACCCCAATCCATACGGATAGTCAAAGTTGGACTCATCGTTCTCGTCAAGCGCAGGGAACTTGATAACTTCCGTATCGGGATCGTTCTCAAACATACTCTCCAACCTATCAATAGGATCGTGAAGACTCCACGGGGTTTGGATAATGAGTTCGCCACAATCCCCTAACATTCTCTGCCGTGCATCCGTGTTATACAGAGACCACAGTTTGTCCATTCGGTCAATGCTCATTGCGCTCTCGATACCGTCTACAAGGTCATCGCAGTACAGTAAGTTTGTCGCTCTCACCTTACCTGCGTTCCCCGAACCGATAGAGGACAACTCAAAGGTTTGAAATCGCTTTGTCGTGACCAAATCAATCCTCATATCTTTTGCCAATGTGTTCGACACAAAGGTGTTGGGGAATATCTCGCTCCACAAATACTCTCCGTTGGGGTCAAGAAAACGCAGCATCTCGTCATACGCACCTCTCAAGAAAGCGTTGTTATGACTTACCCCTAATATGGACAGGTCATAGTTCCTCATTCCAGACCATACCATAAAGCCTATCGCAAGAGTGGTCTTCCCGACTCCTGGCGGCATCATCAAGAGAAGTCTATGGATCTTCCGCTCCTCTAACCGCTGCATCGCATCCGCAGCCCTCTTTAGTTGTTTTCTCCTCGGCTCATAAAATCTCTTCTGTACGGGTCTGTTCCACTCTGCATACCTAAAAGCACAATCAAAGTTGTGAGGGGCATCAAATAACAATGTCCTCTTGTTTAAGAGAACCATATCCTCGTCCCCGGTGTCCCTTATTAACTTCGCACTCGCACTCCTGATCTCTCTGGAATATTCGTGCGCTTTCGTGAAATTCTCCTCGTCATAATGCCTTTTTTCGATCCCGGAGAAATCTGTGCCGATAAAAGACCCCTTCTCCTCTAATTCACGGGTCAACTCAAACGCATCCTTTAATGCGTCTGCATCATTCATTCCTATTAGTCTTTCAATCAGTTCCATAAGCAAATAAAAAGGGGCTTCTTAATGAAGTCCCTCTAATGACTATCCTTTCTACCTGTTAAGAAAGTTCATTCTATCTTGCGCACTTTTCCGTCTTTGCCGTAGTATAAGTCGTACCCAAGCGCCCTTAAACACTCTACGAAACTCTCTACCTTCATCCCGCCATCAAGCCTCTTATACAACGCTTGCCGGGATATCCCTATCCTCTCCGATAACTCCGTTAGACTTATCCCGTCTGCCTTCGCTATCCCTTTTATCAACCTGCCATACATATCCCCTACTCTTCGGTGCTTGTCCTTCGCTTTCTCGTTCATCGCATAACTGTACGATTCAATTCCTACACATAGCCTATCGATCCGTTTCCGTAGCCATACTGAACGAATCTATTATTCTCCGATGCACCACTCTTCTTGCCTGTCCTTTTCCATAGCCTATCAATTCCTTGCCGCAGCAACACAGTTCGCTACCTATGCCTCTCAAATCTTTTCCGTAACCTATCAATGCATCGCCAGCGCACATCTCCGTCTCGCCCTTCATCACCCTATTATAACCATATCTCGCCTACTGTCAACCTTCCCCTTCAATATTCCGCCTTTCTTTTGATACTACCCCCGTGTTTTTCGACACTTTCTACCCTGTAGAATGACCTTTTTTATACTTCGGGGATTTTGGAACTTTCCCACTTTGGGATATTTCTGGGGGTAACCCCGCCCCTCGGCTTCGCCCTGGCATTTAGACCGGGTACCCCTGCCGCCGATCGTGTCCAGCCCCACAAGATATAGTGCTAACCCCTTGCCCGTGCCCATCGGCTGAAATGCTCAACCCCCACAACCATTGAAAATTCAACGCTTTGCGTCAACTGTTCCCAAAATGCTATTTATCGGAACACTTACAGAGATTTACATTGTATACAAAATGGGAATTGTATACAATCCATTCCGCACCCGTGTTGTGCGGCGGGGTTAGGAAACACCCGGCAGCGTGGACGGCATATTGTTGTTGATGGTGTTAATAAGTGTGTGCGCTGCGCTACGGGGCTAATACATAGTCTAATCTTTTAGGAGTGTTTGTAAATGCTTTTCCCCCGCCCGGCTTGCCCGGTTTGAGCGTTTCCCGGTTGTTATCCGTTTACCCTGTTGCCGATCGGTTGCGGCTTTCCCGGCTGCATGGTGTGCCGATCGTCTCCAGGCATACCCCGTAAAGATCCCAATAGAAAACCGGGGTTAAGTTCCCCCGGCTATGGTGCTATATTTCCCGCCCATCTGGAAAGCGGAACAGGCTTACATATTCCGCCCCGATCGCCTGGGCGATCTTTTCCAGGTCTGACGGGTGTAGTCCATTACGGTTTAGCCGTTGTGTTAGGTTTTGGCGGCTTGTCCCCGCCTTTTCCGCTGTGCTGCTGATCGTTTCCCCGGCGTATGCGATCGCCGCCCGGACTTGTTTACTTGTGTCCATTGTTGCCCCCTTTCCCGTGGTTGTTTCCTTGCTTGCCATTGTAAACCCGTACACCGTGAGCCGTCAATAAAAAGTTTATAAAAGTTTATAGAATATTGCAATTTGTTATTGACACAACGCAACGGATAGTTTACAATAATAATTGTCAAAGGGATATAAAATCCCACACACGGAAAGCCGATAAACGGCGGAAAGGAACAACAATGATTATCAATGGAAAAAATTATTTATTACTTGAGCGCCGGGGCTGTGAGTATTTCAAGAACGAAACGCCGGACACGATTAACAATTATAGGGTATGCACCGCCGAAAAGATCCAGGGCAATGATGGAATAATGTATTTTGTAGAATTTACAAAGTGGGACAGATGGATCTACAGAACGACAAACAAGCGCACGGGCGCACCGCTCAAAAAGGGCGTAACTGAGATCGTCCAGCGCCACGCACTCCACATTGACACCGAATACGAAAACGAAAACGGATCTTGGAGAAATTCCAGACTTGAACAGGCGTTAAACAATCGTGGTTACGACTACAGCGAAAACGATATTTTAGCAGCCGTTAACAGTATTTCGGCGGTTAAATATGACGGGATCAAGTATGTTGAGACTTTCACCGTAACGGAAAACGGGAATTTTACCCCGGCAGGCGTGATTTATAAGTGGGCAAAGGCTCACCGCCTGGAACAGATCGGAAACAGGGTCAAGATGTACACGGGCATTTATAAATATATGGCCTATAACATTGACAATAGCAAGGCGGAAAACAATCTAACTATTTTTCTTGAAAAAGTCGCATAACAACCCGCCCCGGAAACGGGGCAACCCTTAAAACAGCCGTGGACGGTTGCAAGCCCGTGTAAATGTTGAGCAAGGGAAAGAACAAGGAAAGCCCACAAGGGCGGAAAGGGTAAAACAATGACGGAAAAGGAATACAAAGCAAGACGGGATGAACACGAAAACGCAGACGAATTATTCACCTATGAAAAGTATAACGGTGTTTCCTGGTATCCGTCCAGGTATCTTGACGCAGCCGATCTAAAAGGGTTGCGCAACGAGTACAAAAGCGACAAGAAAAACGGAGCTTTTACCCTGGACGGGTTCAACGGGCGGGCGGTGATTATCCCGATCGAAAACGGTTATATTCTCAAATCCTATGAAACAGATGTTGCCGCAATCGTTGGCGGATCGTTTTTCAAACTGTGGAATGGTTACAGCGTCACAACGATGAAACACATTAACGCCTTCCGTTATTATTTCGGCTTTCCCGGAATGAATAAACGGGAATGGGTGGAAATGGACACCCCGGAAACGGTTTGCACGGGAAACGCCGTACACCTTGTAGACCCGGAAACGGCGGAAATTATCCGCACGGCGGCAAGATAACACAAAAGCCCCACGGCAAGCCGGGCAAAAGGCTTGCCCCGTTTCGGCGGTTAGGTGTTAGGCCGAAAGCGTCCGCCCCTTGTGGGCGGGGTCACATTATAACAGGAAAGGGGCAAGACCCCGGAAAGGTGGAAACAATGGCTAACACTTTATTATCTTATTTCAAGGACAATCTCAAAGCACAGGGCGAAAGCGCCAAATACTTAAACCGTGACTTTTTGGCGGTATTTGTCCACGCCTACAACGAAAGAAAAAAGAACATCGAAAGCGGGATCTATTACGAATACGGCGACAAGGAATACGAATATAACACCGTATTTAACACAAAGTTTTACACGGACAACGGCCCGGCCTATTGCGTGTTCCTGGAGTTGTGGCACGGCTACAAATACGCACTAAACAAGTTAAACGATAAAAGCGCAAGCCGGGAAAAGTACGAAAAAACCGCAACCGGGGCGGCCTGGTATTTACACAATGAAAGGGAATGCCGTCATATCGCCGGATATTAAAAAGGCCCGTTGCGGCGGGTAAAAATAGCCCCTTAAGCCGCAAGCGCTGCACGGTGATATTAAACGCCGTGCAAGTGGGGAAAGCCCCTAAAAACCGCATTAGAACGCCCCACAAGGGCAACGGAAACGGCACAAAGCCGGGAAAGGTAGAACAATGTTATTATATGAGATTTGCAAGGCCGATTTGCGGCGGAACGGTGGAAATATAGCCCGGACTATTGCGGCGGGGGAATTTATTCCCCGTGATAATGAGTTTATGCGCAATGCGTTTAACTTTGGACACGGCACAATCAAACATATTAACGAGTATATGCGCAATAATTCTATTTACTGCATATGGTACAACCCCGCAACCGGGGAAACGGTCAAGCGGTGGAAATAGACGAAAGGCGGCACGACTATGAGAAAAAATACAATCTGCAAACCGATCTATGGGGCGTATGCCTACCCCGTTCCGCTTGCTGTACGCCTGGAAAGGCACAGCCGCAAGGGGAACATAAAACAGGCTTGGAACATCTACACCACGCCGGGCAAATACCGCATAAATGATGAAATGACACACACCTATAAAAAGCCCCTGCCCGGTTGCGTTTGGTTGTGGGCGGACTTGGTGAACGCCTTAATCCATCCGGCGGGCGATCTGTTCACGGTAGACAGCCCGGATATTTACGACACTATGAGCCGGGCGGAATTGCTGGAAATGGTAAATTATGACTTGGCAGAGATTGCCAAACTGCACTCCGAAAGGAGTGAGACGATATGAGAAAAGCCCTTCTGCGCCTTCTGCCTTCTGCGTTAACCCTGTTGGGTTGGTTTGTCCTTAATCTTTGGATATGGTCACGGGTTGCGGATGGATTATATTAGCCCCTTCTGCAATGATTGAAAAGAGGTAAAAACGATGTATTACGGAGAAATTGATAAATGGGTACACGGCTACAAAGTCCGGGGTTTCAAGTGGATAGATGATAAAAATTATTATCTGCACATTGAGTATTACAAGCCAGGGCAAAGCCTTGCAAGCCCCGCAGCGGTTGAAAAATCCGCATTGATCCCCCTGGACGAGTGGGAAAAGAAAAGCGCATTCCTTGACTCTATCGTTGCGGGTATTATGGCAAAATAACCCCTTCTGCCCGTCACGGCGGCATAAAATAGCGCATTAAGCCGTGAGCGTTTCCCCTTCTGCCCTGTGCAGCCGGGGAAGGTTGCGAAAAGCAATATACCGTTTCGACTTGTGGAACACGGCAAATTGATAGCCACAAGGAACAAGCCCCCCACGCAAGTGGTAACAGACAATTAACGGTATTAAGTTAGCGGGCAAACGAAAGAGATTAGACGAAAAGCCGAAAAGACAAGCCAGCGTGACCGCTTGAATAGTACGGGAATGCCCCGCCGGGTTGAAAGAACACCGAAAAGCAAGCCACAAGGCAAAAACCTTCTGCACCTTATAGCAAAACGGAAAGTAAAAACGGAAAGGGAAAACACAATGGATAACGAAAACAGACAGAACGCCGAAAGGCTTGCAAAGGCTATTAAACGCCTTGCAAATAACCAGGAAAACCTGGGCAATTTTGAAAACTACCTTGCAGCCCATTTTGATAAATGGCTTGCAACCTGGGTCACAACCCCGGCAGGTATGGCAAGTGAATTTGAGATGTTCGCAGAGATGTAAAAAGCCCCTTCTGCACTCAAACGGAAACAAGGAAAGGATGTAAAAAACAATGTTCGGATCTTTTGTACAGCGTTGCAACGACTTAAATAAGAAGTACCCCGCAAAAAGCGGATTTTGGAGAATGATCGAGGAATACCAGGCCGCCCCGGTGTCCAATGTTCGCACCGTGGTGAACAGATACAACCCTTCTGTGCCTTCTGTGCGTCCTTCTGCCCCTTCTGCCAAAAAGGAATATGTTCTGCCGAAAAGCGCAGCATATACCCATTGGTACAAGGATATTCTGGAGAACGCCACGCACTTGATGATCGCTGGAGCATCCGGCAGCGGAAAGTCCGTAGTTCTCAACGGCATCTTACATACCGCCCTTGCGCTTTATGCACCGGGAGAAATGTCCTTCTGCCTCATTGACCCGAAAGAAATTGAACTGTATCCGTATAAAGACCTGCCGCACACCGTCCGTTTTGAGACGGAGCAGGAACAGATATTAGCCCTTCTGGATGATATTTACGCCTTTATGATGAAACGGTATGCAGAAATGAGGGAACAGGGCGTAAAAAAGTACAATGGCAGCAAATTACTTGTTGTTGTTGATGAATTGTCGGATCTTGTCTACGATCGGAAATACGGCAAGGATATAAAAATGGCATTAACCCGCCTTCTGGCGAAAGCAAGAGCCGCAAACATCGTCATTATCTGCGCAACGCAAGCCCCGAACAGAAAGACCCTTTCTGCCGATATGGTGTTAAACATCACAAACAGAATTGCCCTTCGGTGCGATACCAACATTGAGTCTAAACAAGTCGTTGGAGTGGTTGGCGCTGAAGACCTGCCCCGGTATGGATCTTGTCTGTATAAAGAACCGGGCGAAAAGGTGAGACGGATTGACGGCATCCCCTTTTTTACGGATGAAGAACTGAAAGAAAGAATAAACTATTGGCTTGAACAATAACCCCTTCTGCACCTTCTGCAAGATATAACCCTTCTATGGGAGAAAGGAAAAGGCAATGAAATTTATCTACAATGACGGCGGGAGAGAAGCTGCCGGGTTTAAGGGGAAAACCGGGGATTGTGTGTGCCGTGCGGTTGCGATTGCAGCCGATAGACCATACAAGGAAGTTTACGATCTAATCAATGAGTACGCAAAAAGTGAACGCAAAGGGAAACGGAAACGCAAGGTCAGTAACGCCCGTTCCGGCGTGTTCCGTACCACAGAGAAAAAACTTCTGTCACACTATGGCTTTAAGTGGATACCAACAATGCAGATTGGGCAGGGCTGCACAACACATCTGCAAGACGGGGAACTTCCAAACGGGCGGCTTGTCGTACAGGTCACACACCATATGACCGCCGTTATTGACGGAGTAATAAACGATACATACGATCCAAGCCGCAACGGAACAAGATGTGTTTATGGTTATTGGGTGAAGGAGTAACCACTTCTGCGCTTGCCTTTAGAACATTCAAAAAGCCCCTTTTTAGGGGCTTATTTTAGTTTGTGGTATAGTTTATCCTTCGTGGGAGTTCTCCCGCTCTAATCGCCGTTTTTCCACCCATAGCGCCTTGCTTATAACCAGGGCGTTCTCCGTTGATAGATAGCACAGGCACCCATCCACCTGGTTTTCGTCCATCGCCTTCAATGCCTTTTTTATGACCTTGTGCGCCTGTAATATCCCGTCTTCGTATGATTTCACCTTCGCTCTCCCTTCTGCGTTCTATGAGACGATTTTAGCCCTTCTGCGCTATGCTCACCCTTCGCCCTGCGCACACTTCTCTTCTGTTCCATCGCCCTTCTGTTCGCATCCATTGCTCCCTTTCGTTTCTGTGCTTATCCAAGCCATAACGACACAATACTATACCGCCGCCATTCGTATCTTTTCCTGTACGCCACAAGGCCATACCATTCATATCCCCTGCTCTTCTTTTCCTATCAATGCCAACGCCTTCTGCATCTCTTCTGTGGGAATGTAAAACCTTACTTCTGCGTTTCCTACGGTCAAGGTTTTTCCTTCTGTGCTGATCTCAACAATGCAACTTGACTTGCCATAGTCCTCGGTCTTTATCTGCCCTTCTGTCTTAATCATCGGGAATGTCTTTGTATTTCTCTGCGATCTGTTTGGCATCCACTCTTTCCCCTAAAGCATCGCTTGTTTCTACACGCACAATATCTTCGTTGGTAAATCCATCAAAGTTCCGCTGCCAGAATATCGTCAACGCCGGATGTACTGCACCCTCAAGCCCCAACTGTTCTCGGTTGGCTGCGCATACCGCCTTCACATAATCGGCTAACTGTTTGAACCTGGGATCGTTCTTCTTAAACCTTTGGTCACACCAGTTATCAATCTGCCATCTTGAGACCCCCATCGCAAGGTATGCGGTCATATTCCCCACTCTCCATCCCTGTTCTGCGCACATTTCAAGATAGGCGTGGAAATGGTTTAGCAGGTCTTCTGGGTCATTCGCATTTGCCGTTAGCCCCATCTTCCCGCAAGCCTCAAGCATCGAGATCCTTTCTGTGTTGTTTAGCTTTGCTATTACGGAGTTCTTACCAGCTTCTCTTCTCTGTTCTATTGCGGCTGCGGAAAGGTAATACTTTGGTCTCTGTCCATCGGTTGCTACGATCTCCCCGCCGACAAGTTCTAACTGTTTATTGTCTTCAAGTTTCGGATCATTTGCCATTTACTCACCCATCATCCCAATCAACACATTCAAGATATAATTCACAACCACGCTCACAAACGATATAGCAAGTGTCGCTTTCCATCCCATCACCCGTACTGCGGTGACTATAACTGTGATTAAGATTACAAGATACACTATGATCGCTATTGCGCTTTTCATTTACTCACCACCTCTTCCACCGATTAACCCTCTCGCCTCATCGTATGCACATACCACCGCCTTGCTATCCAATGCCACAACCGTAATATGTGTGTTTAACTTGTCTGCGATCTGTGCAAGGGATATGGCTATATCGGCTAATAATAAACTCTTAACTTTGTTCAGTTCGCCCAACTGGTTTATCAGTTCTCTGCACTCTGCTTCTCTGCTCATTCTCCCACCTTCACTTCAACGCTTTCAGCGACTCTACGATGTAGTCCGTTCCGTTCTTAATTGCGTCTAACAGGCTTTGTGCGTTCCCGTATGTTGCATATTTGGCAATGAGCATTTGGTAAAAAGTGTCCTTGGTTGGAATTACGCAAACGATAATTGCGCATACAGAAAGAACCACAACGGATGATTTAATTACTTTTATCGCCTTTCCCCTACTTTCTTCCGCCCGTTTTGCGGAAGACTCAAGGCAACATTCTTCTGGGTCGTTATCGCAGTAAATGTATACGCATGCCACTATTATGCACACAAACAAACCAAAAACTACCGCCGCAAGTATTTCTATTGCCCCTGCAAAATCTACCAAGTAAAACCACATCGGGTTAATAATGTAGTCGTTCATTCTTCCACCTCGCAATCTCTGCAAATAGAGTCATCATCTTCAAGGTTGTAATAGCACGGAACAAAGCAATCTGCGCACCGCATCGGCTCTACAAATATCAACGGGCAATCCGCTCTGCGTTTGTTCGGCACATTGCAATCGTCATAGTGACCAATCTTTTCACCCGTGAGCAAACACCACATCTCAAATTCGTTTATCGCCCCGTATGAATGGAATTTACACACTCCGCACGATGTCGGCATATTCATCGTCTTAATCAGTACCATCTTCCACCATCCTCGCTCCGCTCGGTCTATATCCGCAAGTTCTCAATCTCACGGGTGTGTTCACCGCATCATCAACGCTCCATCCTGCCTTTATGCGTTCTTTAAGCGTTGTGTATTTTATTCCTGCTTCATCGGCAAGTTGAGAAATGGTATAAACCTTGCCACCATATTCCACAAAATAATTTCTCCTTGTGTTGTTATGTTGTTCCTTTTCTGTGACCCATCTACAGTTTGATGGAGTGTAATCACCATTGACATCTATCCTGTCTATGGACAGGCTTTCTGTATACCCGTTTGATTTTGCCCAGTTTGCAAACGGGATATATTCTCTCCATTCTTCGCACACTTTAATGCCCCTTCCACCGTAATCCTTGTAGTATGTGTGCTTCGGTCGTTCACACCGTTCGTGCATACCTTCCCATATCTTGAACAACCTTGTTTTGTATTCTCCGTGGGTTGATAGTCCAAGCCTTTTTATTGTGTAACCCTTACACTTCCAATTTCTACGATAAGCACTTGCCACAGTACACTTTGAAACCCCAAGATATTCACACGCTTCTTTTTCGGAGTTGAATGTGACCGTCTCCGCATCATTAGACAGTTGGTATCTAACGCTATAGTTTTTCATTCAAGTTGTCCTTTCCGTTAAACGATCCGCAGTTTGGGCAGTAGGGAGTTTCTGCCCAAAATCCATCCTCGGTGTATGGTGCATCTGCTTCACAGATAGAGCATTTGCCGTCTATCCACTGTCCCCGCCGCTCTGCGGATGGTAACTTCCTAACGATCTCAACAAGATGTATATGAGCCGCCGCATATCCGTATGCAATGTTTTCGTCTACTTCCAGTCCTTCAAGTACCGCTTTCTCGTGGTGCTCGATTGCATCAATCGTTGCTTGTCTGCTGATAGTATCGTCACTCATTCTGCTCACCTTCCTCTGTGCTCCAATCACACGGCGGGTCTTCCATCAAACGGCAATACACATAGTTCTCGTTTGGATTGTAGTAGCCAAATGAACATCTACGGCATTGCGTTTTCTCGCAGTAGTTTTTAATCTGCTCTATTGCCTTTTTCGGTGGTCTACTCATTCTTCCTCACCGCCTTTGTACGGTTCGGGTAACGGCATCCACGCTATGACTTCATAATTGCTCTCGAAGTATTCAAATGGTGCTCTCCAATGTTTTACCCTTCCAACTTTGTTGCCGCCGAAATACATCTGCCCATAACTTGTAATGTCGATTTTGCTATGACTTGTGTTGCCTTCACCTTCCTTGTATCTGTAGGTAATTAGCACTTCCTTGTCTTCTTCGGGCAATCTCTCTGTAACTGGTATCCACCGTGGAGTATCGACAGCGGGAGCATCTGTTAACATAAATTTAAATGTTGTTCTCTCATCAAGTTGTGTTGCATATCGTACGGCATATGGATTTATATCTCCATTAGGAAATCTTGATGGAGTATCTATTACTCTTTGCCTTGCAAGTTCTTCTTTTTCAACAATTTGATTGTATAGCGACTCTGCATCTATGTATTTAGCCATCTTTCCTCTCCCCGTAGCTGCAATAATCTATTGGCGATACGCCGCCATAATGTATCCCGATGCACTTATAAAACCGTCTCCCATCCTCGTCCGTTCCCGTGTCTCCGTACTTACAATCCTTGCACCGCACTACTTCCACCACATCGGCGGCTCCGATCTGTTCAAGCGCATTCTCGAACATCTTGTACCGAATCCAGCAACCGCCGTCCCATCTTTGCAAGTCGCTGTCTTCCTCGAATGCCCCGTGATACATCATCGCACGGAGTTCGTTCGCATCTATGTACTTTGTCTTACCCATCTCTTCTTCTCCAGTAATCCTTCTTCGCCCGTCTGCATTCCTTGCAGGGCATCTCCCATTCTTCCGTGCCGAAATACTTACACTCGGTACAAGCATCTGCTTCCGTGCGATCTATCCACGCTTGGACTAAATCTATTAAGGTTACAAGGTCTTTCATTTATTTCATCCTCTCCATCAAGGCATCTATGGCTTCTGTCTCTTCCTCGCCAAACTCTTCCAACAAAACTTGCCTTACCTTTTGTTTATCAATAACATTTACCCTTCTATTCCAACGCTCGGCAAGTTTTTCATAAGAATACTTTTGAGTGTAAAAGTCAACTCCTATAGGCTTTGTTTTTGTTTTACATCTTTTGCATCTTATAAAAAGAAAGCACTCATATTCGTTCGGTCTTACATATTCCGCTTCGCCACCACAGAACGGGCAAGGTTTCAGCATCGTTGCATTATCCATTCTGTTCCCCCCTCATACAAATCGGGCAATGGCATCCAAGCCAGAACTTGTCTAACCTTGCAGTTGTACACAAACGGGTTAAATGCCCACTCGCCTTTCTTTGCTATGTTGCCATTATCGTCATATAGGGGTTCTATCCACTCCGCTATTATGATTCTCTTTTGTACGGTATCCTCGGTCTTGCCTACCATCATCGTTACAAGGTAATCGTTCGG